ATGTCCCAAACCCGAAAGAGATGTGCCTCCACAAAAACTGGATCTGGTGTGAAGGCCAAGAAGAAGAAGTGTTTGCCTTTGGCAGAGGAAAGCCAGAGTGGAGAAGCCAGCGATACCTGCGACACCAAGACGGATACCAGGCCCTGCGAGTTGTTGGACCCCGAGTGTACGAAGACGGGACGTGGGAATCCGGTCTACAGATGGTGTTTTACTCTCAACAACTGGACAGAAGAGGAATATGGTACAATCTGCTCATCGCTAGAAGGCAGAGTGAAGTACCTTATTATAGGCAAAGAGGTTGGAGAAAAAGGTACCCCACACTTGCAAGGATTTGTGAACTTAACAAAGAAAGTCAGAAGGAGCACGCTGAAGCAACTACTGAAGTGTACGCGTGTCCATGTGGAGCCTGCGAGGGGTACGGACCTGGAGAATCAGAGGTACTGTCAGAAGCAGAAGGATTACCTGGAAGTTGGGAAGCCACAATGCCAGGGGAAGAGCTCAGCCCTGCAGGAAGCCCTCCGTATGTTGCAGACTTCTAATGGCGACCTCGGGAAAGTTGCTGCATCATTTCCTGAAGTGTACGTGAGACATGGGCGGGGCATGCGTGACTACGTGAACGTAAGTGGGCTGGTACCACGAAGAGAGAAGAAGACGACGGCTATTGTTTTGGTGGGGCCCCCTGGTGTTGGGAAGACCAAATATGTGATGCAGCAGATTGGAGAAGATACAAGTTACTGGAAACCGCGGGGACCTTGGTGGGATGGCTATCAGCAGCAGACTTGTGTAGTGTTGGATGATTTTTATGGGTGGGTTTGCTTTGATGAGCTATTGAGAGTCTTAGATAGGTACCCATTGAAGGTGCCAATAAAGGGGGGATTTGTGGAGTTTAACAGTGATATAGTGTACATTACAAGTAACAAAGAGCCTCAGGAATGGTACAATGAAGAGAATATATGTGGCACAATGGAGGCTTTGTTTAGGAGATTTAATAAGGTGTATGAATTGGTGGAGGGTGGGGTGAGGGAAATGAAAACTGTGTATGAAATAAATTACTGAAACAATTAAGTGCATTAAGTTGGCCATGCCTTTATTGGGTTGCAGGGAGTTGTTTGGGTGGGTGGGTGGTAGGGGTGGGTGGGATTGTCACAGAGCTGTTCTGAACCGGATCCAGGCTTGCTTGAGCTCTACAAAGTATTCAGTGGAGGTCCCAATGGGGTTTTGCAGCACAGCCTTCACACCCAGCCATTTAGTGTCCACATCAGCACAGTTAAGCCATGGATTGCTTCTCTGGAAGAAGGTGTTGGTCTTGCTGGCCTGAGCACTAGCCCCTATTGAAATTAGGGGCTTAGGGGTGAAGTAGCGGGAGTGGGGCCTGGTGGTCATGAACCTGCGAGCTGTGGAGTTGTCCTTGTAGAGCATCTTAGCGGTACCTGAGGCAGTGTCAGCATAGTCATCATAGTCAATTATGGACAGTCCATGGGAGATGGCCTGTCTTTTGGAGATGGGGATGAGGGGTTTGATGGTCCACTTGACCTTGAGCATCTTGTAATAGTCAAATGAAGCTCCTGAAGGGAGGAATTCTTGCAGCACGAATTGCACAGTCCACTGCACACTTGTCCCAGCTGTAGTGAGAGAAACGGTTCTGTTTTGGTACGTGGTAAATTTTTGAGTATAGTACCCACCAGCTGTTGGCCTGCGGATAAACAGGCGCCGTCTGGGGCGTCTCCGGGGTCGGCGGGAGTATCTCCTCCTCCTAATGGGGCGGCGCCTGCGGTAGAATCTGGCCATCCTCCAGTGGTTCCAACAGTATTACCTGGAAGTTTGGAACCACGGCACAATGTCAGGTTTTGTTGTGGAAAGGGGCATATATAGTGGCATAA